CCCAAACGGTTAGGTTCTGGTCAAACACACCATTGAACGTATCGCCACGCGCAGACCATACGCCATCGAGCCGAGCCAATGCATTGAGGTCAATCTTTGCATCAGGCAACCCCGCCCCATAACTCGCACGCGCTGCATCAGCAAATGCCCAAGCAATCGAGCGGGTGGCTTGCGGTGCACTCCAACCTGTGGTCTTTGACCAAACTGGGAGTTTGCGCGTTACCAAGCAGTTCACTAAGCGGGATGAGCGCTGTGACAAGTTGTCCGTTGCGCGCATGCGCAATGCCAGCAAGGTCAAATCAGAGGGCAATGTTGGATTGACCAGATACCCCTTGGCCTGTCCCCATCGAAGTTCATGCCCAGCTCGGGTGCTGGTGTCTTTGGTGTCTAGCCTTTGAACACGCACCTCGTAGCGCCCTATACCCACACCATATTTGTAGGTTCTTCGCTGCGCCGTGTTGGTCGCAGCAGAGTAGGACTCATCAGCAATATGAATCCATCCAGATGTGGCGTCTCCGTCATCGTTAAGGGTTCTAGCTTCAACCCGCCATTGAACGGTTCGGCTATCCAGCGTCCCGCCGTCAGTCGCGTAATACAACCCACGCATCATCACAACGTCAATGCCAATCTGATTGACCTGAGTCCCTGCAGGATTAAGTGCGAACGGGCCAATAATGCTGCCGCCCGTATCAGCGACGGCAATCAACTCCTGCCCTGTCACTTCAGCAGCTGTCACCACATCGTTGTTGAACAAGGTGTTTTGACCACCCGGCTCAATAACTTGCGCCTGTACTTCTTCAAACGATGCAAGCGGACTGTCATCAATCGACAGCTCTTCAAACTGAAAGTGCCCAATGCCAATCACATGGAGCTGATGCAGGTACTCCTCGTTGTTGACGTACTCCGTATAGGGCATTGCTGCCAAATCCGGATAAATCAGATGCTGACCGTACACAACAGGAATTGGCTGCGAGAGCCGTACGTAGTTACCTCGGGCCTGCAACGAATAGGTAGGACTCGGGGAAGACGAACTCGCAGTCGCATTGGGCAGGCTCTGATTAGGTAGGGGTACCAAAGCGCTAACAATGATGGAACCCGTCACTGCAATCGCTGTCGATGCCACCGAAGTTGCCACGGCCCCTGAATACCCAAACGATGCAGCCAGCTCAGCGCCATAGGCATTGGCCACAACCAACACGGCAATCATCAAAACCGTCTGCAGGGGGTTCTTGCCGCCTCCTCCGCCCCCCTGCGGCAATGACACTAGGGCGATGACATCTCCGGCATCTATAGGGGTCACACCACGCTCGTCCATCAGCACAGGCTTGCCGTTCTTGAGCACCAGCGTTGGCTGCTCAAAAACGATCTGTTCTTGATTCATCCATTGGCTGATGGTTGGATTTCCCCGAACGTGATGGATATCACGCTCATGAGGATCGAATGGATTTCGAAGCCAAACTACGACACCGTCATTGCTGCTTGGCATGGCTCACCTCGAAATGCATAAAACCCCTCGACACGCCAACCGTGACGGTCAAGCGCCCACAGGTCCTGAAACACCACACCCACGCTTTGCGCGCAATGCAACACGCCACCACCATCGATGTCCAGCCAAATACCGACATGCACCGGATATCTGGACTGGCGCATCAACACAGCATCTCCATGCCTAGGGCCGGCCACGCGCTGCCAGCGTTTTCTCTCGGGGTGCTCGTTGAATGTCTTGAGCACCACGCGCAGACTCAGCGCATCCACAGGGATAAGTGGAAGCTCACGTCCGAAGTACTTTCTTTGGACCCATAAAAAAAGGCCCCAACAGTCAAATGACTCGGGGCCTCGTGCACCTGCTATCCATGGGCGACCTATGTATCGGTGAGCCCAATAACCATCCGTTGGTTTCATGTCATCTCCGTCACCGAGCCAATCCCGGGAACTCCGTCGCTGTGTACAGACGCCCCGGAAACGCCTTGTTTCCGATATCCACCATTCGAGCTCTTGCGGTCACACGCATCACATCCGCTTCCACCTCGGTCAAAACCAGCGTGATTGGAGGATCCATCTGTGGTCCTTCCATATCGTTCGACAAATAAGGTCGATAGGTAACTTCGATAGAAGCTTCTGACTCGGAGGCAGCATCAAGGTGTTTGACGATCTCGCGTGAGACGTTGTCCAAGGTCAGAACGACCTCAGGAACCGGTGCAATGTCCACAGGCGGCAAATCCAAATCAAAGCCCATGGCCACAAACCTCACCGTCTGACTCGGATCCAACGGGGCTGAGGATTCAAGGCGTGCAAAGAGATCTTGTTGATCTCGCACCACCCGGATGGCCGTCGTCACACCAGAATCATTTTTAAAGTCAGGATGACGAAGCTCCAAGGTATGCAGGATCACCACATCGTTAGGAGAGCTCGCATATGCCTCTTTCAAAGCTTCCGACAACGTGGCATCAGGCATGAATCACTCGGACAGGAAATGGCTTCGTAGCTCGCTCAAGAGGTGCAACGGCATTCATGTCCCCATTGCTTTCCACGAAATCGAGACAAATAACATCAATGGCATCAACTCCATCACGTCGGATAGATTCACCCTCAATACGCGTCAGAATCAAACCTTGAGTCTGGTAGTAAAGGGCAGCAGCTAATACAGCTAGGTTATGGCTGAATGAGTTGTCGCAGGCGCCCTCCCAATAGCTATCCTCTAAAAACAAGCAGGCCCCTTTACATAGCTGCGCTACCGGGCAGCGTGGACACTCACTTCTCGTGCTGAAGTGATAGGCCGTATTGAGACTGATCTCTTCAAACTGTTCGACATGGCCAATTTTGTGGTTTGTCGAAGCGCTCATGTTTTGACAAGTCATCACATTGCCCTTCATATCTACGGCAATCGAATCATCCCTGTCCATTCCACACTTCTGTCCCAGCGAATCTAGGGGGCGTGATTGCGCTTGCGTTCTCATGAATTCATCGACTTTGTCGCGCATCGTCCCAACTGCCATGCCAGAGCCCGTCACTAGCTCCCAAAATACCTGATGCATAAAGCGTTTGTGATCGTTGCCATGCAGAGAAAGAGACAAACCACTCTGGTCGTAAGGCAACATCACTTCTTCTGTCGAAAGAACAATGGCTTGCGCAGGCAAATCTAGCTTTTCAGAAATGTACATTCGCACAGCCTTTAGCGACTGGTTATGCCTGTGAAGAACCGTGTTGAAACTCATCCGATCAATTGACATGCGACGAGATACCCAACGCTTAATATGCGCCAAGTTAGCTGGCTCATTCAAAGGGTCTGGACCTCGATAAACCTGTGCAGGGCCGTCGTGTGACAAACCAATCCCTACATCTAACGCCTCAACCCACGCAAGCTTTTCATCATCAAAGAGAGAGCCGTTGGTCACGATCGAAAGCTGTGCGTTCGGATATCTCTCCTTGACTGCTTCACCCAAAGGTTTGAGTAGCTTCCAGTAGACAAAAGGTTCTCCACCCCAAAACTCAATCTTTACGCCCTCGCCTCGTCCATCATCACCGCCTGCAAACCAATTCTGCAATTGATGCATAAATGGTGCGACATCTTCGGGGTGTCCATCAATGTCATGCGGCTGATGCGCTTGGGAGCAATACTGGCATGCGTAGTTGCACTTAAGCCCAAGCTGAAGCTTGAGATGACGAATATTCTTTGATTTACCCGCTGGATTACCTGGATGATGCAAATGCCAAAACGCATCCCATTTCATATCCGATTGCCTAGGGAACGATTGCGGTAGTGGCAATGACTCTCCGTTATCGGCCCAGACTAAGCTGGAATCTGTAGGGTCGTAAATTGCCTGTTTGGCAAATCCATTCTGACCGTTAAGTGTGAAGCTAAATTTCATGTCGGTAAATCCTCAAAAGCAATTGGATAAGCCTCACGACACACGCTAGCCAGATCCGCATCAGGCAAGGTCTTGAGGTTAAAAATATGACGACCCGATGCTTTGCCATCTGGATTGGTTACTAGAACGGTCATCACTAAATTGGTTTCATCAACTTGGACTACCTCTACTGCGTAGCCTTGTCGAGGGGAAAGATCGAGACTCATTGGTCGGACTCCATAGATTTAGCATGGGTGTGAGTACGGATTTGCTCTACAGACCAAGTTCGATCACCCCCTAAGTCATCACGGTGCGTGAAACGCACATTGGTGACGATCGCGATCTTGTCGCTCTCAGGATCGAACATCGGAAATGTGGAATGCTCCAAATAACCAGGAAAAATGAACAACGCCCCTTGTCGGGGCGTTTGTGCGAAGAGCTTGTTTTCATGCCTGAGCATCCAATTGGCCTGCACGGGTCTGGGATCATGAAAAC